AGCATGGGGTGCCGCAAAGGGTGTTGCTTCGGGATTAGCTCAGGGCGCAGCCTGGCAAGTTGGTGAAACGGTTATGGCTTCACTGCTCGGTTCATCTGTGATGGGCGCTGTTAGCGGAGTTGCATTGGGGGCCGCCTACTTCGCCGCCGCTGGATATGCCGCTCATAGCGTGTTAAAATACGGAAGAGAGACAAGTCGAGGGATGAGGCAGATGGAGATGGGTTCTCCTGTCGTAGATCCTCACGGCCTTGGTTATACGATGAGACAAAGAAGTGTTATGGCAATTCAAAAATCAATGATTAATGGTAGAATGGCAATGGGTAACGAAGCCTTACTATTACACAATGGAAGTCTTTACTAAGAGAGGGAGATTAATATGTCAGCGCTATTAGGTGGGATTGCTGGGGGTATTCAGGGTTTAAGCAGTGCGGTCGGGCGAGCGGCGAGTTACGCATCTCGGATGCCCGGCGGAGCACGACAGGCTGCTGGAGTTTTGGGTAACCGAGCGCTTTATGGGATGGCAGGGTCTAATGCCAAAGCGTGGGGTGGAGCGATTTCCGACTATGTCATGGGTGGGAGTATGGCGGGTTTTGGGGGCCTTATGACGCCTAAGCTTGCGGCCACAGCCGGCGGCGCCCTTGTTGGCGGTATGATTGGGGCCTTTTCCGATAAAAGGAGCGTATTGGGCGGCATGGCGATGGGAGCTATGGGAGGGAGGGTCGGCTTAGCTGGGATACGCCACGCTGGCCTGGCTGGCAATTTTGCGAAGAGTTTTCTTGAGTCTAACTTGCCTATTTCGGCGGCGACGCAAGCGATGGGTAAATATGCAACAATGAAGGCTGGTCAGGCTCTAAATGGCATCAAGGGCTTTTATAGCCAAGTAGGTCGAGCCTGGAATTTGGGCGCTGGCCGTTACTAAAATTAGACCCGTTAGGATCTTAGAATGTTAAATTTAAAGCAGTGCGATCATTCTTGTCTTGGGTGTGTCAAGGGATATAAGGACAAGTTCTTAGCTGAGGCCCAGAGTCTCGGAGAGAAGCTCTCCTTTACTATTTCTTGTGAGGGTATCCCGAGCAATTATGTAGATGAGAGGATGTCTGCCCAATTGCCAGATCTTGAGCACAAAGAGATTTTGATGCTTTTAGATCCAGTAACCTGGGCGGCCGAAAATCTAGATTGGCACTGCTTGGATCCAGATGGCAGCATCTGGAAAGAGAAGAATCCGAAGGAATGGTATGACTGGATAGTGGCACATCCGGGCGAAGATATTTTAGGAAAATCTAGGTATCATCGCCCCTATCAGTCGGAAATGTTGCGCTGCACGAGTAGAAAAAAAGTTTTTCGTTGTGGCCGCCAGTTAGGCAAGACGGACTGTATTGTCGTTTCCATGTTGTATCATCTCGTTGTTCGTCCCGGTCTCGCCGATAACGAAGGGTTTAAGATCGTTTTAATTACGCCATATCAATCTCAAATTGACCTAGTCTTTAAAAGACTTAATCAGCTTTTAAGTGCTTCAAAAACGCTTCGCGGCTGTATTTTCCGTTCGGTAAAAGCACCACAATATTGTCTTGAGCTAAATAATGGATCGATGATTACTGGTTTTACGGCTGGTACGAAATCAGGCACAGGAGCAGCTTCGGCTCGTGGCCAAAGCGCCCATATGCTTGTTTTTGATGAGGCAGATTATTTGGCCGCAGATGATATGGACGCAGCTATGTCCATTGTTACCAATTTCCCCCAGTGTAAAATCTGGATGTCTTCAACTCCGGTTGGACATAGGGAAAAATTTTACGAAGTTTGCAAAGATAGGGATTGGAAGGAATTCTATTTCCCTTCTTGGATAAATCCTCTATGGAGTAAAGATCTCGAAAATACGTTTAGAAAAACTTTGACCGCCGTTGGTTGGGAGCACGAAATTGTTGCTGCCTTTGGTGAATCTGAACAGGGTGTATTCCAGAATGCATACATTGAGGCTGCGAGGGCTCCATACTCTTATGGAGATATGGGACCGAGCCCAGACTGGGTTTACACCATGGGAGTTGACTGGAATGACACGAAGAACGGGACAACTATTGCCATAATCGGCCTCAACAAGAATACGGGCCTTTACTATGTTGCAGACAGTCGAGTGGTTCAGAGGGAGGGGTGGACGCAGCTTAAGGCGTGTGAGGAAATCATTAAGTTGAATCGTTTTTGGAGACCAAGTTATCTATATTTTGATCAGGGTCATGGCGGTACACAAATAGAGTTGCTGAAGAAAACTGGATACGAAGCAATACAGGATAAAGCTCGAGGACCTCGTCACCCAGACGCAAAGCTAATTAAAATCAAGGCGTTTGACTTTGGATCTAAGATAGAGCTTAAGGATATTTTTACTCATCAGCCAATCTTTAAATGGGCAAAGGGTTTTTTGGTCGAGAACGCCGTTCGTTTTTTTGAGAACGGAATCATTCGCTTCGCAAGCGCTGACGACGCTCTCAAGAAACAGCTCGAAGGTTATTATATTGATCGGTCTAGTGATATGGGTCGTTGTGTTTTTAAACCAGGGCCAGCTGGAGATCATATATTAGATGCGGTTATGCTGGGGTTGGTCGCGTTTGCTCTTGAGCTTAGTGTTTTGGGTAAGCCTCAATTTTCGACTGAGGTTGCCTTTACAGCACCACTCGGAGTTTCAGCTCTTGCCGAGGGGGTAGCCACCTCCTCCGTCGGCGCCGTCAAAACACAAGAAGATAGGCGCCCCGATATGCAGCGTTGGACGGACGAGAAGACGTTACCTGGGGTACGCAAGGGTAACAAAGAAAAAGAAAAGGTTTGGGCATGGGACGGGTTTTCTAGAGATGAGCCAAAACCGCAATCTTTAGGTTCCAATTCTTCCAAAAAGAGTGTATTATATAGGATGTCTCGCCCAGAGAAACCGCGCAGGAGGAATATCTAATGGCACTTCAGATTGCAAATAATGTTGAATCTCCAATCCCATATAGTTCTCAGCAGTCGTTTACGAATCCGCTTGTACTGTCCTGTGATGGGAGAGTCGGAGCTGTTTTAGAATATAGGCTTTATTTGTATAACGATTCGGTTTCTCATTCCTACGCCGATATTTCTATTGAAATAGATCAACTGGACGAAGAAGTTGATTTAACCGGAGGAACACAGGGATTTTCTTTAAAGTTAAAGGCCGGCGATACCAATCCCTCAGAAGAGGAGTGGAAGACTATTGCCGCAGCAAATTCTATTGAACTTCCGGACATTAGCGACACTATTACCTTTCTTCCATTCTGGGTCAGGATGGAAGTTCCAGCGAATGTGCCTGTGCGAAAATTCCGAGATATTACCCTTTCCATTGTTGCTACGGAAGCTACTATCTAATGAGTCAAATCAAGCAGAGTGATTTAGATATTCTTGGATATCGCCCTACCATTAATTTTGTGGAGCCAGCGGTTGTTAGTGATGTTTTGATTAAAGTCGCTGGACCTACATTTGAGGAAAAACAGCAAGAGTGGAAAGATCTTGAGAGGCTTTCTGAGGCGGTCCGGATTTTAGCTGAAGCTTTTCAGGCAAAGGTAGACAAGAAGGTTGCTGGTTTTAAGGTTGGACTCGACCCGAAGGCTGATGTGCACGTTATGGATTCTTTGCGTCGTAGGTTCCCCTCAGCCAATCCTGGGGAAATTACATATGAGCAATACCGAGAATGTCGAGAAGCGATGAGGGATCATGCAGATCAGGCCGGCAGAGGTGTCGCTCCAGATTTATCAAAGATAAAAGATATACGTTCCGGTTCTGATGTTGGTGACTTGTTTGATTCTAATAGTCCAGCCGCTTTAGCTGGTCTCGCAAACCGCCCAGATTTACAAGATATAGGTCGAATTGTTGAGCCGATCGACACGGAAGAATTTCAAAATAAAATGCTGTGCATGTTGATGAATATGCTCTGGAAGAAATTCATAAAAGGCATTCTCGACAAAACAATTCCGCCGCCCTTGAACAAATTAATCCCAGAGGAGCTTTGCTAATGGCTTCAACGGACTTCGTAGACTGTCAGACGATTATTAGGGCTTTTGAGAAAGGGTGTGCCTATTCGACAGACTCTAAGTCTGTTTTCGCAATGACAACCCCTTTCCTTCAGAATGCGATGTTGGCAACCGATGCTACAAAAAGAATGACTCAAACGGTTATTCAAAATCGTGTAGCAGCCATCGATAAAGAAATTGCAAATGCGATGGGTAGTGTTAATAAGTTGGTTACAGATCAGCAGGAGAGCATGGGTGGTGACGGTCTTCAGGATTCAATGAACATTGCCTCCAAGGCAACCGGTAGGGAAAATATAAATGTTGCGTCTATATCTGCAACCTCTAACGTGGAGGCCGATTCTACTGCGGGCGGTGATGAATCTTTTAAACAAAAGTTTATAGCTCAAATGTCTGAGTGTTTTCCGTGTGAATGGAGAATGTGGACAGAAGAGGCCGGTAAGTTTGATTGGAAGGGGAAGTTCGAAGATAAGTGGGATGAGTATCTGAAGGCGTATCAGGAATTTTACGGTAAGATTCTAGATGAATTTACTGAGATGATGGATATGTTTAAGGATTTGTGGAAAAATACAGATGTTTGCGCATTTGTGAAATGGTTAAAGGATTTTGTTTGCATTCCAGATCTATATAAAATTTTAGCAGCTCTGTCTGTTCTGTTGATGGACCTGGGCGGTGTGCTTGACGGTTTTGGGTTGGATATGGTGCTTGGATTTGTTTTTCCTCTTTTTATGCCAACTCTTCAAGGCATGGCTTCTGTTTTGCAAGAGTTTATGAATTTAATTTTAGATCCACTTAACTGCATCATTGACTCAGCGCAGACAATTATCAAAAAATTAGACATTAGTAGTTTTCAGCTTCCACAAGATCAGAATCTTACCCTTCCTTTCGTAAACATTGCAGAAAGAAAACAAAAGAAAACCGAACGAACCCAGCAGATAATAAAATTAGGGGTTGAGGGTGGGATTCATTATCCGACGAGCGCTAAAGGAGAAACAGATTATCTTTCCTTCGATAAAGCTTCGGTCGAATTTAAGGGAATCGACCATGCCGATGATTATGCATATTCTAAGGAAATGAATTTGCCAGATTTGGGTGCAACAAATACAATGCGCCATGTAGCTGGTGCGACAAAAATGATCACTGATACTTCTGAGCGGTATCAGACTCTACTAAATTCCGTTTTTGCGGATTTAATAAATGCCCTAAAGATGACCATCGCTAGAATAGAAAAATTTCTTGGGCAAATTCTTGATGAACTAAAGAAGCTTATCGAGGAATATGTGCTTGGCTATACGGAGAAGACGTCGAGAGCACAGAAACAAAAATTGGCGGTTATCCAAATGATTGGGGTCGTTAAAGGCATAATAGGTCTTTTCAAGACTGAGTGTTGGTCAGATCCTAAAGAGGGCGCAGTAGAGTTAGAAGCGATGAAGCAATTAGCTAAAGAAAATTCTTATCAGATACATCAAGACGCAGCAGGTAACATTCATATAGATGAGCCGGACGAATTTATTGCTCCGGTGAGAGCTATTCTCGGAGACTCAACAATTTCCCCGTCGACGTCTTTTATTACTCAAACCGGTAACCCGGTTTTAGATGCTAAGGTCGCGGGCATAGTTGAAAAGATGACGACACCTGTTAAAGTTGTAGTTGGGTGTCCGAAGAATCTTAGTTCAACAGATGTCGATCGGTATAACGATTGGTTATCTGGATCGAGGAAGGTGTAGTATATGCCAAGAAAACGAGCTGATGTAATGGATGAGCCCACCTCTCCCGAACCGACAATTAAAGTGCAAAAACCAGCAACCCTTGCTGCGATTAGATCTCCCGCCTTCATGTATTCAGCCATGTATTCTTCCGGTGGAACGCGGAGTGTGTTTATTGAATCGGAGTACGATTTATCTGAAATCGGCCGTATTCAGGATACAGAAAGTTATGTAGCTCAGGCGTTTCAGAAGAGAATTGGGTTAATGTTCAAAGAAGGCTACGAATTCGTAAGCTCAAATATGGACGCTAACAAATATATTCATCGTCGCTTTGAGCAAATTGGTCAGGTGTCAGGGGTTTCTCTTGATCGCTTGATTCGCAGTATAGGGGCGGAATTAGTACAGAAAGCGAATTGCTTTGTAGTTAAGGTTCGGAAAGAGTCCGCTTCTGGCGGGAAGCGACGAATCCTACCTGGAGGGAAGAGTGTTGAACCTGTAGCGGCCTACTTTGTTGTTCCCGCAGAGACAATGAGGTACCGTCTTGACACTAGTGGTACTCGTATTATTAAGTGGGAGCATAGGCTGAATGGCCGCCTGGTTACCGAATTTGATCCGGCGGATGTTGTTCACTTCTTCTGCAATAAGAAAGAAGGATTTGTTTTTGGAACGCCAATGCTTGTTCCCGTTATTGATGATATCAGGGCTTTGCGCAAAATAGAAGAAAATATAGAGTTGTTAGTTTATCAGCACCTGTTTCCTCTTTTTCACTACACCGTTGGCACTGAAAGCGCCCCGGCAGGTACGACTGAGAGCGGTGAGAGTGAAATAGATGTTGTCCGTAACTGGATTCGCCTTATGCCATCTGAGGGTGGGATTGTTACCCCCGAGCGTCACGATATAAAACTTATTGGTTCTGAAGGTCGGGCAATTAGAGCGGAGGGGTATCTCGAGCATTTTAAGCAACGGGTTTTTGCTGGCTTGGGTATGTCTTCAGTTGATATGGGTGACGGCCAAACTGCAAATCGCTCAACCGCAGACTCTATGTCGCGAAACCTAGTAGATTCTGTTAAAGATATTCAACAGGTACTAGAGGGCTTTTTTAATGTATTGATAATCCGCGAACTTTTGATGGAGTCGGATTTTGATGATTTTGATATTTTTGAATCTGAGAATCAGGTCTTTTTGCGGTTTAAGGAAGTAGATTTTGATGCAGAAATAAAGAAGAACAACGCGGTCGCAGATTTATTTCAGAAAAATGCCATCACTTTTGATGAAGCTCGAATGGAAATGGGTCGCAAGGTTATCGGGATTCCAAGGCGAGATGAGGCTATAGATTCTAAGCTTGATTTGTCAGCAAAGTATCCGGAATGGTTTAGGACATTTTGGAAGTTATTCGAAGAACCTAAAGCTTTGATTCAGGCACTGGATGAGCCTTGGGGTGTGGAGGCGCGGGCGATTGCCAATAACGCCTCGACTTCAATGGGCGAAAATGAAGTCGAGGCCGCATCGGTCTCTCAACCTGAAGTTCAAAACAAACCGGAAGCTGAATCGAAACCGATGACTCAGGCTCAACGAGTTATGCAGGTTAAGAAACAAAAAACACAGAATCCAAAAGATTCTAAGTTTGCTCAGGCGTGTAGGGATCTTTCTCGCGCATCTCCTCGCCCAGAGATTAGTATCACAAGGGCTCAATTTGATCAGGCAGAAGATTTTACAGTGGCGTCTATTGCTGCAGGAAGCGATCCGGATTGGGTGTGCTCTCAGATTAGAACCATTCTCGGTACTGCTAAACTAAGTCTTGCGTCCCAAATGGTTGGCAGCTTTAGTTCTGGGTATCGACGGGTAAGCAGCGATGTCTATAAATATAACCAAGCATACGGTAAAATTAGAGGCACAATTCAGATAAGGGCTGATGCCTATATTCATCGATTGGAGGAAGATTTAATCCACCATGTTACCAGGAGTATTCAGACTGGCGATCAGCTTGGACTATCTGATTCTGATATAGCAAATAGGGTCAAGGTTATTTTTGAGTCGTTGCGTTATAGAGCGAATCAGATTGATAAAAGCGAGTTATTTTGGTCATTTACCATAGGTAAGCTTAGGGCAATGGAGGATTCGTCAGTAAAATCTTTTATTATACATAGTGAGCCGAGGGCTTGTTCTCAATGTCTTGGGCATGATGGTCAGGTTGTTGAGATTCAGGGGTTGGGTAAGTATGACATCCCACCCTTTCATCCGCACTGCGAATGTTCGATAGAAGCTAAGCGTTAGAAAGGATTATGGAGTTATGAATAAATACTTAGAGTTCACTGATTATTTTCGTCTTGACAGCAAGGCGATACAGAAAGTTAAAGATGACTATACCGGAGCTTTCCGCCCACCCAGGGTAGGTGAGGGATCTGGCGGACTTGTAACCGGGTACGGTCAAGAACAAAATCAACAAACAGTACAGCAGCCAACAGGAAGACCGTCGGGAGCAAATGGTCTTTACGTTGAAATGGCCGCTTCACATTCTGGGGTTATCATTAACAACAGAATGTATTTGCCCGATAAGATGAGAAACGGGGTTTCTTCTTTTGTTAAACCTCACCCCAAGCCGGTCCAGACCCATCATAACGATGTAGCAGATCCTATTGGGCGTATCGTAGTTGCTGAGTATGTTGATACGTCTCGAGCAGTAGAAGATATGGTAGCTCTTCGTAAGACATCATTCTCTAATTCCGTGTCATCGAAGACGGCGTTTAGAGATTTAGTTGAAGGTCGGGCTTCAACTACCACTGTCGTGGAAATTCTTAACGCCATTGTTCGCGACGGCCTTATGGACGTTGAAGGGTATACTGGCCTTGGTTACGCAAAGATAGGTCTTAACATAACTGACAAGGATGCGATTGAGAAGTTTCTGGATCAGCGTTATTTGACTGGATCTGTAGGGGCTCGTACGGACGCTGCTATCTGTTCTGTGTGTAAACAGGACTGGGTGGAGGACGGGTTCTGCGAACACGAACCAGGAAAAATATATGATGGAGTGCTGTGCTTCACGATTACTGGAAATCTAAAGTACTCAGAGTACTCTATCGTTAACCACCCCGCAGACATTTACTCTCAGGTTATCTCCATTACTAATAGTTCGGGTACAACCGAGCGTGATTTTACAAATTCAGATAACCGTCGTACAATTTATCAGGTTCCAATATATGTGATGGATTTTAGTCACAAGAAGGAGGAGAATAATATGAAGGTGACAGATAATGAACAAGCGCCAGAGCAACAGGTGACCGCGCCAGCCTCCTCGGTAGAGGTCGAAGAAGTTGCAGTTGTTTTGGACGAGGCAATTGAATCGCCTCAAGTGCAGAACGAAGTCGCGCCCGCGACTCAAGAGTCGGCAGAGACTGTCGAGACAGAGGACTCCAGACCTCCTGCTACGCAAGAGTGCCCCCAGGAATCCCTGTTGCCGACAGAAGCGGTTGAGAAAACCGAATTAGAACAACTACTCCAGGGTGCGCTGGATGGTTCTTTAGATTCAGAAGCTTCGGCAAAGCTGTATGACGAAATGATGGGTGATTCTGAGGTAAAACTTCCCATTGAACAGTTAAAGAAACTCCCCAAGAGTGCCTTCTGTGGACCATGTCGATCTCTTCCGGTACCAGATGCTGTGCACTATGCGGCCGCGAAGAAGCTATTGGGCCTCTATAAGGGGGATAGTGATAGTTCAAAAATTTTAGCCAGTATTGAGCGTAAAGGGAAAATGTTGGGATGTAAAACGACAGAACCAGTTGTGGCCAAGGACTTTTCGCCAGCAGAAGTTGTGAATGTTGACAAGTTCGAGCGCACTCAGTTGGAGGCGATTGTCGTTCATATCAATAAACACCTTGGGGTTCACGATAATTCTGAGTGTATCTTAGAATTGCAGGCGGATAACGAAGCTCTAATGGGCGAGATTGAGAATTTAGAGGTGACAGTTGGTAATTTGCGAGACGAATTAGAATCGCTGGAGATTCAGCGGGATTCGTTGCTTACTGACTCTCATCAACTCCAGGATCATTTGATTGGAGAACGTCTTAAGGCGAAGACCGTTAAAACTGAGTACTTGCAGCTACTCTCATCTTTGTCTGAGAAAAAAACGAAGAACGTGGCTGATTTTGAAAGTTTAAGCGAAGATTTGCTCGACGCAGAAATTATTAAAATCCGTGGGATTGTTGACATCGAGAAGATCTCGAATAAACTTAATGATGGAATGACTCGAGAACCGGCCGCAGAAGAGCATGTGGATAGCCCGGTTGCGGTAATGTCAACGATGATCGAAGATGAGGAAAAAGTGAAGACAACGAAGTCACAGATGGAAGAGATTCAGTTAATGTATCAGACGCTGTTATTTTCTAAAGGCGCAGAAGTTGCAGCGGCTTATATAAGGGGCCTTCAACGAGAAGGCGTGATTCCGAAAACACTAAAACAGTAAGGTAAACTAAAGAGGAGGATTTGTAATGGGATTCAACAGTGTAGGGCAGTATTCTGCCAATCATAAAGTGTGGGATCATGTCGGGAATATGATTCCTGATATCGAGATGTCAGAGGGTAACCGCCCTGCCATTAACTTTAAGGTTGCGAGATGGATTCCTGTCCAGTTTTTCGACAAGTATCAAGAAAATTGGATGGTGCTCATGCCCGGTAAAGGCGTTGCACTTGACAACGATGGTTGTGTTTGTCCAGCTGGTTGCGGCGTTTCTGGCGCGACGATCACCTATACGGCTTCTGATGTTACTGCTGGAACTATCGATATTACCACTGGTCTCGCAGTTACCGCTGGCAAGACCGTAACTTTGTCTGATGTCGATGGTTCTCCCGGTTTTATGGGGCGGAGCGGGGTTGCTCTTTCCGTTAGTAAGTTTGTTGGCTTTGCCCCCTATGCCTACCTTCAGTGGGCTGGCAATGGCGGTGAGTTTGATGACGGCGTTAATCCGCTTGGCTTGAACCAGTATAACTATAATATGCAGCACGGTGTTGCAATTAATTGCGACTATTTGATCGAGCTGCCTCTTGTGCCAGCAAAGACTTCGACCGAAGCGATGACCTTTGGCGCTCCCTCTGCCGGTGTGTCTACTGGTACTGCACTTTCCGATCTCCCGCTTGCCAAAAACACCATGCGCACTGCGCTTGTTTTTGCTGACGGTGGTTCTGGTCATTCTGCCTTGTTTGTTAATGAAGTTGATACTGCTGCTGAGGTTATTGGTTCTGGCGATTTTCACGTCGACTTGACTACCGGTGTTATCACTGTCTATTCTGGTTCGGTTACTCCGACTGGAGTTACTCTTACCTACTACAATTATGCTTCAGCACCAGCTGGCAGCAATGTCTCTCGCTTTGCTTGCGCTCTCGGCGATCTCAAGCCTGGCGACTTCCTGAAGTACAACGTCGACTCCAACTACATTAAGGCCGATCCTTCTACGGATGGTTTCGACTCTATCTGCGGTCAAGTTCTCGCCTTCGAGACCTTCCCTCGTGGTGCGTTGGATAAAGTTAAGACCGCGTTTGCCTCCCCAATCGGGACGAGTGCTTCTGGTTCTTTGCCTGGCTATGCTGGTCAAATGGATCAAATGCCTGGTACTGCAACCGGTGGTGTGAGCGACAAGATTCATTACGCTGGCGCGGCCGATAAGGTTGTCCAGATCAACATTATCAGCCGATAATAACGGCCGATAAAGAAGGAGGAAACACTAATTATGAGTGACTTGGAACTGAAAGATTTCTCGACGTTCGATTATATGTGGAAGAATAACGGCAAACTTACTGATGGCAAGTCAGTTACTTTAACTGATGCCCTATCCACCAGCAACGCCCCGATGCTAATGCCTCGGGTTATCAGCAATATTGTTAGAGAGGCAATGGAACCCCTGCTTGTTGGTTCGAGTCTTTTGACTCGTATCAATTACCAGATGGGCCAGACCATCACTTTCCCTGCAGTTGGTTCTCTCGTGGCCGCAGATATCCCAGAGGGCGTTGAATACCCGGAGAGAAGTCTGCAGATGGGTGGGTCGACTGTTCAGGCTACCATCGGTAAGTCTGGTCTCGCAGTCAAGGTCACCGAGGAAATGATCCGATACAGTCAGTACGATGTTATCGGTATGCATCTTCGTGAAGCCGGCCGCGCACTTGCTCGGCTCAAAGAAGAGAAGATTTTTAATTACATTCGTGGCGTTGGCGTAAAGGTTTTTGATAACCTCAACCCCACTCGTTCCGTGAAGGGTGTTACCACTGGTCGTTATCTTAACGGTCAGCCTAATGGTTCTGTGACCATGGATGATATCTTTGATACCATCGCTCAGGTTATGCTCCAAGGCTTTATGCCAGACACCATTCTGTGCCATCCTTTGACCTGGATCGCCTTTGTAAAAGATCCTGTTCTGCGTGCCTTTGCTATGCAGAATGGTGGTGGTACTTTCTTCGCTTCCTGGACCGGTAACCCCAACCAGCAGGCATGGAATAGCGCGTTGAATGGCGGTATGGGCGGCGGCGCTGGTCAGAACATTATCCCCGGTGGTAATGCTGCTGGTCTTCCTGCTTCCGCGATGTCTGAGTACAATCCTCAGATGAATTCAGCCCCTGTGCTTCCAAGCTACATGGGTATTCCTTTCCGCGTTATCGTTAGTCCATTCGTTCATTACGATCCACGGAAACGTCTCACTGACATCTATATCTTTGATAGTCGCGAACTTGGTGCCCTTGTTGTTGATGAGGAAGTTACTACCGAAGAGTTCAATGACCCACGGGTTGACATTAAGAAGATTAAACTGCGCGAGCGTTACGGCATCGCTATGTTCCATGAAGGACAGCAGTGTGGTGTTCTCAGGAACGTCCGAATCATCCCGAATGAAATCGCCCTCCCCGCTCAGGCTTCGATTGACGTCTCTGGTAGCCAATTGGGCCCCATTTCCCCCACCGCTAGCGTCCTTAGCTAATCTCCCATTGTTTTAATTTTCTAGCTGTGTTACACTAAATCCGAAGGGCATTAGGCCCTTCGGATTTTTACCACCTTAATATGGAGATTATCATGCCTTTGATTCATGCTACCCTTGGCGAAATATCTGATATGTTTCTTTTACCAAGCATTAGAATGTCTATTAATTACGAATTGCCAGGGCCTCACGAGATTGATACCGATCAGTTATCGGGAGACGATTACTTCATGTTAGTTGAAGCGATTCGTAACAAAGTTATTATTTCGGATACTGTTCTACAACATAAGGCTCAGGCGGTTAAGCAGCAACCATTAGTAGTAACGTCGCCAGCGCAGCAAGTTCAACCCTCTATTCCTGTTAGCCAAGATCCTATGGCATTACTTGCCACTCGCCGCGCAGAAAAGGCAAAGGAGTTAGAATCTTTAATGGGGCAATCCATTAAATATATCCAAAAATATCTTAAGGGTAATGTATCTTCTTCTGATTTAGTAACAATGTTGAAAATTGAGCGAGATAACAAAAACCGCAAGGTAGCTATTAAGTTTATAGAAGATGCAATCGAAGAGCTTAACAAGAAACTAGAAAGTGTTATTCTGAGTGAAGCGACGGATGCGGAACTTCCAGCACAGTATGTCGTTGGGTCTCGCGTTTCTGAAATTGAGGAAACAGAAGAGCGAAGCGTTTTGGTTGATTTAAGTTTACTTGATTCGTAATTTATTGGAGGTATTTTGTGGCACTTATTGATATAATTGAAGATTATTCCCCACCAAATGAGAGCTACGGGGTACCACTGAAATCTACAATTGAAATTCAATTTAGCACTCTTGTGGATCAGCGCTCAGTCCGTTCTGCATTTTTTTTAGAGGGTCCAGATTCTGACGAAGTTCTTGGCCCTGATAGTCGTGCCTCAATTTGGCCAACAGCTTCTACATTTGGCACTTTAACTGCGCAGAATGAGGATTTTCTTAGTTCGCCCGGTTATGCAGGCATTGTGAAAGGTCAATTTTCATTTGATCTGACCGGCGGCAAGACTAAGATGATCTTTGCCCCAGATCAGGTATTGGCTGCTCAAACTTTATATCGGGCTTTATTAAGTGATGTTTACCCAGAATCCATCGGAACGACATCGGCGGCCACAGGTAATACTGGTAGTGGCTCTTTATCAATGACCGGTCCATGGTTGGGCGCCAACGATATTATTGGGATTCGAATCACAAAAGCCGGGGTCGCTGGAGTAGCGGAGTTCATTTGGTGGAAAGACTCAGACCCAATGGAACTAAAGGGGCCGGTTATATCGACCAGAAATAGTGAACTGCTTTTGACGTCTGGCCTGTATGTTATTTTTGGGGACGGCGAGTTCGAGATCGATGATGAGTTTTCCACATCAGTAACCAGGGTCGTTGCTCATGAAGGTGTGGTTACATTTACATTTACGTCCGGTAGTGGTTCCATCGAGGCGCTTCCTTCAAGCGGATCATCTTCAGTTCTTTCTTCGCTAAGACAGCCGAATGCTGAGTTGTCTTCTCTTCGGGTAATCAAGACAACCCCGACAGATCATTCCGCGGGAAATAACACGAATCTCAGGGAGATTGTTATTGAGTTTAATAAAGAGTTGAGTTCGTCCGCTATTAGTGAATCCGATATTCAGGTGATTGTCGATGCCGCGTCTCGCCACCCATCTTTGAGTTTTTTAGAGCGTCGAGAAATAGCTAAAAGGATCGTCGTTCAGGGGCGGTTTCTTAAGATTCAGATTTAGGAGTTTCTTCCAATGATGTACGAGCAAAGGAGCAGTCGGAAGGCTGGTACGATATATCGTATATATAAAAACGCAGATAAGAAAATATTAGCCTTTGATGATATTTCAATTCAGGAAGAGGTTCAGAAGATTAATGAAACTAAGTTTTTTAGTCGCACCCAAAAGGTTGTTAAGCGAACAAATGTCCACGAAACCCTGAGAGATAGAACGATAGCGACTATTACCGTTGTGGGTGACTACAGCACTATTAATGAAGATTTTTCTGAAGCAATCTGGACGAGTTCTGGTGCTAGCGATAACATCGTCATCACGTTTGAAGATTTTCCTTGTATTGGAGATATCGTTTAATGGACCTGTTGCAGCACTATTTGGAGCATGAAATTCTGGGGATCGGAAGCGAGGAGGTCACGTTTTCAGGTTTAGATGAATTGCTCGCGCATATTAGCAGCGGAGTTAACAAGCACGCGGCCGAGCAAATTTCTGTGAGCGGATCTTTTGAGAATATCCCGGGCGCCGGAGACAATATTGCTGATGTTATATCTGGGGTAGATGCGCAATTAGGTCTGATTGGTTCAGACCTAATTTCTATTGACTCTCAAATTTCTGCAATTGAGTCTGGGTTGACTTACACCAACGCCGAGCCATCGGTTATCGAGGTCGGCGGTATAGCTGTTGGGACTACGTTCGACAGTATGACCTACCCACAGTTCGTCGACTTATTACTGTACCCAGAATTATTCGGTGCCTTGACTGCCCCAAGTTCAACGTTCACTAGTTCTGTTACAGGCTACAGGGAAATAGGCGAAGTAATTTCTTCTATTGTATTTTCTTCAGCCTTTAATCGCGGAAGCATCTCCCCTCAATATTTAAGCTCAAGCCCCTATAGATCTGGGCTGCCGTCTGAATATCAATTCTCTGGGGTGGGACTAAGTAATCAAGCTAAAACGGATCTCACTGACAGCCAAACGGTTTCCAGTTATACAGTTCTGTTAGGTAACCAGACTTGGCAAGGCAGGGTAGCTTATGGAGAGGGGACCCAGCCAAAGGGCAGTAAGGGCACTAATTATGATGCACCATTGGCCGCTGGGGCAACCAGCTATGTGTCTCGCACTATTACTGGTGTCTACCCATATTTTGCTACCACAGTCGCCGCTGGGACCCTTACTAAACAAACTCTTGCCAGTATGTCGAGTTCGTATGTTCAGACAAATATGGCTGGGGAGGCCGGCGCTGACAAGCAGACAGTCGAATTCCCCACTTCATGGTCCGCCCTAACGGGCATTCAGTTTTATAATACTGTCTCCTCTACCTGGGAATGGATTAATGGCTCCAAGGCCGCTAGTCTATTAACTTTTACCCAAAGTTCGGTGACTAACGACGTTCAAGGTAGCACGATTAATTACAACAGATATACTCACAACGGAGCGTTTATTGGCGCCCGTTATCTGAGATGGG